AGACGCGCGCATCGCCGACGCTATCAATACCGACAACGAACGTGCGGTACTCGGTGATCGTGATCGTGTAGCCGATCTGCGCCGCGACACCGATAAAGAACTCGCGCGATTGCGCGCCGACCATCGTCATTCGCATGACGAGCGCGAGCTGCCTCTCGCCGACGGATTGCGGCGCGGTGTAGCAAGGATCCGGCAAGCCGAAATTGCGTTCCCAATCCGGCAGCAATTCAACGGTCGTGCGCGGATCGCTTTCGATCTCAAGCAAGTCGGCGGCGCGCTTGTCGACCGGATCGCCCCAGATCTGCGCGAGGCCGCCGATCAACGCCATCAGCGTCGAGTCGTTCTCGCGCGGCCACGCCGGGCCGACCGGCAACAGCGCCGCCAGCGCGTCGATGTAATCGTCGCCGCTGCGCCGGATATGCCTGTCGGTCATTCGCTGTAGAGGATCGTATCGAGCACGGCCATGTAGCCGGGCGCGGGCATCACGGCATCGTCAAACACGAGCGTATGATGATCCTCGCCGATGGCGTTGGAGATTGCCTCGTCGACCCATGAACGATAGATCGTCTGCCCGGGCGCGGCGTTGACGAACAGCATGTTCTGAATCGATTGCTCGATGGCCGCACGCGTCGCCTCGTTGTCGGTGACGAGATCGTTGATCGTAATGTCGAGGAATTGCTTGATCGGGGCCGCGACGTAGCTGTCCTTGACCGTGACCGGACGCTTGAGGTCGATGTAATCCTTGACGGCGATCACGTCGTCGGGCGTCGGCCATCCGTCATCGTCGGCGCGCAGATCGTCCATCAAAAAGCGCACGGTGATCGTGCCCGCGCCTTGCTCGGGCGCGGCCCACGCGCGCGTCACGCCGGGCACCTGCAACGCCCATGCAACATAGTCGTACGCCGCGCCGCCCATCGGCGGTTGCTGGATCCGCTCAAGCACGCGCACGCGCAGCTCGTCGTCGCTCTCGACGTCGACGCCGCCGTCCATTTGCACGACGATCACGCTGCCGTCGACGCCGGGTAATGCGCTGACGAACGCGAGGCTAGAACTTGCGTCGAGGTTGCCCGCGATTCCTGGGTCGATGGCGCGCACGTTGACCGGCGTCGCTCCCGCGCCAACGGTGATCTGTTCGGTCGTCTCGTACAGCACGCCGGTCGACGACGACAATTGCGTCGCTTGCGGCACGACGCTGCCGGTGATGCCGGTCGCCGTCACCGAGCCGTCGGCAAACGTCGCGGGCTTGCGGCCGTCGGCGGGCAGCCATATCGCCGCGTGCCGGTCGAGCCATTCGGTTTCGGCCGTGTCGGGCAACAGTTGCAGCGCCAGCCAGTCGATATACAGCAAGACGAGGAACGCGAGCCCGGCGTTCGCATCGGAGAGCACGCGCAACACGCTGTTCGGGATCATCGCCGCCGAGTGCAGCCGCGCGGTGATGTAGTCGCGGTTTTGCTTGCGCACGTCGTCGAGACTAGGGGTTGACCACGGCATTTAGATCACCCTCCGATCTCGGCCCATAGCGATTGATATTGGAGCTGGATCGTCGGCAGCGGCCCGCGATAGAGCAAGACGGTCGCGACGATCTTTTGCAGTTCGGTGCGCGTGACGGTGACGTCGACGCGCGAGCACATGCCTTGCTGCGTGAACGGCTGCAACGCCTCGCGGATATAGGCGTCGATGCGCGCCAGCGTCGAGCCTTGCCGCGCCATGTTGTCGGTGATCTTGGCCCGCTCCAGTAACCAAAGCCGCGAGCCGATGGGCCAGCCGTTCCAAATGACGTCGGCGTTGGTGTCGGCCCACCATCCCCGGCGGTCGGTGTCGGCCTCGCCGTTCGGCAAGATATCGTCGTCGTTGGCGCGCCGGTTGGTGCCGAGCGCGACCATCACGGCGGTCGCGAGCGCCTCGGTTTCGTCGATCAGGTTATCGGCCTTTTGCAACAGGTCGAACGTCACGACGAACGGCGTCACGATATCGTAGAGTCTGAGATCGGGCATGGTTCCTTATCCGGCGAAGGTGTCGCCGCTGCCGCTCGCGGTCATCGGTTCGCAATGCGCGCCGCCGAGCGGCAAGCAAAGGTCGTCGGGCACGGCATCGTCGGGCGCGTGCACGATCACCCGTTTGCCCTCGATCTTGACGGCCGCAACCGACGCAATGAGCTGACCGTCGCCGTGCGAATTGATATCGCCCTCGACCGCCCACAGTTTGCCGTTGACGTAGGTCGAACTTTGCCCGACGACGACCGTCGTTGCGCCGCATGTGCGCGCGTCGCCGTGCCTGTGCGCTGGCGGCATCGCATCAACCGTTGTGCTGGATCGACGGCGAGGCGTCCTTGATTTCGCCGGATGTTACGACGCGGCTTGAGCCGCCGACGGTGTAGGTGATCTTGTCGGGCAGCATTTCCACCGAGGCCGTCGCGCTGCCGCCAGCGGGGCCGATGCCGAGCGTAATCTTGGCCGGGTGCTGGATGGCGAGCGCGTCCTTGGTGAGCGTGAACGACGCGAACGTCTTTTGCGTGGTCTGCGGCGATTGCCCGTATTTCTTGGCGTCGGCCGCGCCGCTCGACGAGCCGGTGCTCGTGCCCGAGCTCGACGGGCTTTGCGGCGGCGGCGCGCTCTCGCTGTCCATGATTTGCGCGACAATCGTTTTGCCTTTCGGCGCGCTCGTCACGATGCCGTCGCGGGTAAAATGAACCTGTTGCCCCTGATCGTCGAACAGCGCGAGCTCGCCCTCTTTCAAGCCGCGCAACCGATAGCGCCGATCCCCGGCGACGACGAGAACGCCGTGCGAGCGGTTGCCGCCCGTAAAGATCATAAGGCCCTCGGCCTTTTTCTTGTCGTTGCTGTCGCCGGTCGGTTTCTTGACGCGCGAGCTAAAGCCGTACGGCTCCATATGCTCGATCTCTTTTTGCTTTTCTTGCGTGTAGAGCGAGAGCGTCGACTCGCGAAACAGCGGATCCTCGTTCGTATCCTCGACGGTCACGCGCTTGACCGCGTTGTGCATCCGGTCGCCGACGGTGCGCGTGCTGAATCTCATTTAGGCGTCCTGCGGTGCGTAGGTTTTGGCGTCGCCCGGTGTCTGCGGCGCGGTGCCGGTGCCGCTGTCGTCGATGCGCTTGTCGGCCGCGCCGAGCCGATCCGGCAGCACGAGGCCGAGCGTCGTCGTGGTGCCGGTCGAGTCGCTTTGGCGGCAGGTGACGGTCTGAATCCCGAGCGTCACCTTGCCTTGCGGCATCAGCATCGGCGAGTTGAGATCAATGTAATTGTTGACCTCGTTGAGCCATAGCTTGCCGCTGTCGCGCAGCCAGCCGCGTACGGTGATATGCGCCTCGAATTGCGTCGCCGCGTTGAGGTTGAGCGCGTGATTGACGAACATCTGCACGTCTTTGGAATCGCCCGGCATCGGCGCGATAATCCGCTGGATAATTTTCGCGAACCCGGCCGGGGTATTCGAGCTCGTCGCCTGCGCGGAGGTCGCGCGCGCCTTGTCGCTCCAATGGTCGTTGTTCGCGGGCAGGTCGGCGTCGCCGGTAAACTTGTCGACCGCCGTGTCGTTCGACCAGATCAATTCGGCGGCGAGAATGTTCTTGCCCTCTTGCAGCTCGGCGACCGTGCTGCCGCCGCCGCGCGTGCCGACGAGATTGCCGGTCGCGTCGTCGGTGATATGCACGTTGCGCATTTGCGCGAGCCGCGTGATGAACTGAAACGGGCTCTCGCCGAGGTGAATGCTCACGCGCTCGAATAGCTTTTCCGCGCCGTCAATCGCCCCCTTGAGGGTGAGGCCGATGCCGTATTGCCCGGCCGCCGCGCTGCCGAGTTGTTTGAGCGTTTGATTCTTGAACTGCCCGGGCGGCATGTCGAGCGTCGACTTTATCAGGTCGGCGACTTTCGATTGAATGATAATGCGAACATTGTGCGAGTCGCCGTCGTAGGACACCTGCCGCACCGCGACCGCGCCGGTTTCCGCGAGCTGCCCGGCGAGCATGACCGTTGCCGGGACGCCGGGCGCGAGCTTGACCGCGCCCCATCCCCCGGTTGTCAGGTCGCCGATCTCGGCGACGACGAGCGTCGCGGTCGAGATCCAGTTGTTGAGATCGCGAACCACCTCGACCTCTTTCCACCATTTGTATTCGATGCCCGCCGCTTGCACGACGCACAATTCCTGGGGGATCGGCATGATGCTATTGCGACAACGCGCGCACCGGCATTTGCATGAACGCCGGGTGGACCGGATTGTTTTCGCCGATCAGCTCTTGCGTGCGGTCGTCGCCGCCGTACAGCCGGTTGGCGATCCACAACGCCGGGCGCGACACCGCGAAATTGTAAACCACGATGGTCGGCAGGGTGCGCGCGCGCGTGGTGAGGTCGAACGTGACGGCGGCGTGCAGCGCGATGAGCGATTGAAACGAGCCCTGATCCATGCGGTTCGCGGCAATCGTCTCGGCGTTGTCGAACGCCGCGTTCATGCGGTCGAGATAGGCGTCGACTTGCGGGCGGCTGGCGAACGTCATGGCGGCGAGGATCAGCGCGCATTGCACGAGCGCGAACCGGATGGCCGTATTGCCGACCGACCACGCCGGGAACGAGCGCACGCTGATCGCTGCGGTGTGCGTGCGTACGGTTTCCATTTGCTCGACGGTCGCGCTCGCTTGCCGGGCGAGGTCGAACACGTTGGCGAGCGGGGCGGCGATCTGCCCGGCCTCGATCAACGCCTCGGCGTCGGCCAAGAGATCCCCGCACGCCAGCCGCAACATCGAGCCGGGCCGCCCGGCGTCAATCGTCACCGTGGCGATCAGGTCGGCGATCACCGTGGCGACGACCTTGGCCGCTTCCTCGCGCCCGGCTGCGTTCATGGCGTGCCGGTGCCGATCTCAGGATCGCCGATTGTCACCGTGCCGCCGCCGTTGCCGCCGAATACCGCCCCCTCGGAACCGGCCGCGCCGAAACTTGAGCCGGGCGTAAGCTCGCCGCCCGATGCGGTGATCGCTTGCCCCTGCGAGGCCCCGGCCGCGCTTTGCACCTGCGAGATCGAGTTGACGATCTGCGACAACAGCGACTCGCCAGACTCGACGAAATTCATTTCAAATTCGGCCATGCCGCCTTGCTGCCGCGTCTCGCGCACGGTGTAGTCGCGCGGCTGCACCATGATCGTGTCGCGCTGCAACAGCGTCGGCAGGATCAACAGGCCGGGCCCTTCCATTTCCAGCGCGGCGACCAAGAGCTCGCGAAAGATCTGATAGTCGGGGCCGATGACGTAGCCGGTAACGGGAAACGAGCGCGCCTTGCGGCCCATGTCCTCGGCGTAGGGTGTGTCGCGTTTGGGAAACTCGTGGAGCACCGTGCGCCGCCCCGACACGCGCGAATTAACGTCGACGTGAAACGGGGCCATCCGAAAGAACGCGGGCACCAGCAATTGACGCCAGAGCGGTGTCGCCATTATGCGCTCTCGCTCGCCAGCGGCAGCGTGTTGCCGCGATGCAGCTCGACCGAGGAAAAGACGCCGCTCGACGACGCCGCCATGCGCGAGCCGCGCGGCAAGCCGTTGACGTCGATCCGCACGGTGGCGTCGCCTTTGATCGTGCCCGGTTGCGCTTGCGCGTCGCGCAGACGGTTGCGCGGGGCCTCGGGCGGCTTCGGCGGGTTCGCCAGCTCGGGCCGCTCGCGCTCGCCGCGCGTCGTGATCGTCGCCAAGCCGTCGCGGCCGATATGCAGCATCAATTGACCGTGCTGCGCCTTTTCCAGCAACGCCTTTTTGAACGCGGGCCATTGCGCGCGCGAGACGGCAAAGCATCCTTGCGAGTAGAGGTGATCGAGCGTCGAGCCGCTTCCCGAATGGATCTGGATTCCGCCGCGCGGGTGCCCGGGAAATTTTGGATCCTTGATCACGCCGCCGAGGCCGCCGACCGTCGCGACCGAGCCGATGCGTTTGCCGATTGAGCCGATATCGCCTCGGCCGATGTTGATGGGAAAGTCGCCGTAGGGCAGCGAGCCGCGCCCCGCGCCGCCCGAGCCCCATGTGTAGGTCTTGCCGTCCATCGTGACCTTGCCGCCGATATGGTAGGGCCGGTTCGATTGGTTCGGATCCGCGCCATCGCCCATCGGGCCGGTCGACGACGGCGAGCGCGGCGAGCTCGCGCCGGGATCCCCGGGCGGCGGCCGCGATGCCGTCCTCGGCGGGCGCGGTGATTCCTCGGGCGGCGGGGCGACCGACGAGCGCGTGCGGTTGCCGCCGTAACCGTCATTGCCGCCGAGCGAGGCGCGGATCACGCGCGCACCGCCGCCGCCGTCGCGGTTTCCCACGAGCATCGCGAACTTGAGAAAGCCGTCGACGACGCCCTCGCTGGTCGCGCTTTTGATGACGTCCTTGCCCTTGCCGCCGCCCGATCCTTCGAGCGACTGATTTTCGGGCTTGAGGCCGAACAACATTTCCCACCATGTCAGCGGGCGGCCCGGCGATTTCGGCAGTCTGCGGCGCATCGCTTCGCCGCTTTGCTCGCCGTTCTTGCGAACGTCCTCCATCACTTTATTGAAGTCGCCGAGCGCGCCGCTCGCCGCCAGCGTGCCCTTTGCCATGAGGTCGAGTTGCGTCGCCAGCGTGTCGAGGTCTTTCGCGTCTTTTTGAATGATGGCGTCGACCGCGTTGCCGGATTTCCATAGCGCGTCGTTGTAGCGTTCCACGCGTTCGAGCGTGTCCTTGTCGGGCGGCGGGTTCGTCTTGCGATACTCTTGCAGTAGCTTTTCGCGCTGCGCGCCGGTCGCGGTGGCAAGCCCTTCCGGCCCGCCGACGATACCCAGGAATCGCCGCCGCTCGAACGGATCCTTGATGCGGTCGAGCTCTTTGATGATCAGCTCTAGAGCTTGCGCGTTGTCCTTTGCCCCGCGCAGTTGATTGGCGAAATTCGGCAAGCCGCTGCGCGCGAGCTCTTGGAAAATAGGACCGCCGCGCCGAACGTCGTGCATCGCGTCGGCGATCCCGCGCATCCCGGCGCGCATCTCGCCCGCCGTCACGCCAAAGCGGCGATAGACCGCCTCAAGCTCGCGCATCCGGTTGGCCGAGATCCCGGTTTCGTGACTCAAGCGTTGCAGCGTTTCGGTGTTGTCGGCGAACTTGTGCAACGCCGACGCCAGCGTGCCGACGGCGGCGGCGAGCGAGGTGAACCCGGCGAGCGAGCCCGAGAGCGCGGGGGTGAGCATCTTGAACGCGCCCGCGACGCCGTTCACGCTGTCGCGCATCCCGTCGAACGCTTTTTTGCCCTTGCTGCCGCTGTCGCTCGTCTTGTCGTCGATCTTGGCGAGCTCGCGCACCAAATTGTCGAGCGGCTTGGAAAACTTGTCGACGACCTCAAGGGTTATTTTTACGACTTCATCTTGCTCGGTCGCCATCGCGCGTTATCTCCGCATTTCCTCAACGACGTCGGTTGCCCGTTCCATGAGCCGCCAGAGCTCCGACATTTGCAGGTCGAGGAATTGCGTCGGGCTGCATTGGAACGTGACCGCGAGCCGACAACAGTCGCCGACGAGATCGACCTCTACGCCTTGCCGGGCCACGGCATAAAAAAAGGGGTGATGCCCCACGCGCAGGTAATCCAGTCGCGGGGCGCGAGCGCGAGGATCGACGACGGCGGCACGTTGCCGAGCAACGAGAGCATGGCGTTCATGCGCCGCTCGTCGTGCACGACTTTCGGCGGATCCGAGATCGGATCGAAGATCACCGGGTTGCCGACGTTCAACAGGTCGCGCCCGGTCGGTTCGCGGAACACGAGCTTGGTGATCTGCTGGCCGTGCGCCTCGATAGGTTTCGAGAGCTCGATGCTGTAGCCGGGGATCGGCGGCGGCGGTTCCTCGGGCAGCGGCGGCGCGCTGGCGGCGCGCGCATTGAGATCGGTCACGCTCATG